ACACCAAATAATCATTTGAATCATTCTGCCGCAACAAAAAAATTATTAGCTATAATTTAGTAATTTTATGAGTAATGTTATATTTTTTTTTTTTCCTTTTTGTATTTTTTTCCTTTTTTGTATTTTTTTTATTACTTATATAGCTATTTATTGTTTTTTTTAATATATTAATATGTGATTCAGAATAATATTTATTAAATATTTTAAAATATATTTTTTTTAAGTCTTTCATATAAAATTGAAAGATAATAAAATATTTAATAAATAAATAACCATGGTGAAAAACAACAGCGGAGGAAATAAAACCAAAAAACAAGCGAGAAAAAATTCTAGCGAAACATCTCATTACGCTAGTAAAGGGCTCCGTCTTCCTAATTCAGAAGAACCCGATGAAAAGTTGGCTGTAGTTACCAAAATGTATGGTCATGGTCAAATAGAAGTGCAATGTATTGATAACAAATCAAGATTATGTATCATTCGAAATAAATTCAAGGGAAAAGGTAAGCATAATAGTTTAATTAAAATAAATATGTGGATTTTAGTAGGGGTTCGAAGCTGGGAAGTAAAAAATAAAGATAAAAAACAAGTATGTGATTTATTGGAAATATATAGTGAAGAAGATAAGCAAAATTTAAAAGAACGATGCAATCTAGATTTTAATGCTTTAATCACTCAAGAAGATATTGAACATGACCAAATGGTAGAACATTCCAATGTTGAATTTCTACATGATACAAATGATACTTCTGTTCCAATAAATACTTCTGTTGAAATAGAAACATTTATTAGCGATGATGAAGATGAAATTAATTTTGATGAAATTTAAGAAATATACTTTATACTTTCATAACGAGGAACATCAATAATATGTAAAAACATATCCCATGAATTTATACTTGAAATAAAATCTGCTCCTTTTTCTATAAATATGTTCAATAAAGCAGGACTATTTCCAGAAACCATAACCACATTTCGCATAGAAGATACAACCGGAAAGCCATAGGTTGGTGATAAATTCCAGAAAATAATACTAGGCATATCATAGGGTATACCACAATGATTTATACCTGTATCATAATATTTTTTTTTTATAGACTCAAACATTGTATTTATATTAGATTGATTTCCAGTAGCAACATCAAACTGCATATCTGAAAAAATGACTAAACATAACTGTCTAATTTTTGCGGGTGATAAATTTTTATATATACAACTTTTTAATATTAAATCAAATGCAGATTCTATATTTGTATTTTGCCCCCAACTTCCATTAGCACATGTGTTAACTTTTTGAATAAAGGATGCATCATCTTCAAACATTATCCATGATGGATATTCTGAAAATGTTAATACACGATTGCCTATTCTACTTTTTTCAGCACATCGAAGACCTAACCCAATTGCACTATAAAGCGGTAAGCTTTTATTTTGTGTCATAGAACCTGACACATCTACCATGGGAATAATATTTTCTAAAGCTTCATTTTGTGTCGCATTATCATTCCATTGTAATTCTAATATATTTGCTAAATCATTGTCATATTGTGAATGCATTGCATGTTTTACCATATCAACAACACTAACTCGCTTTCCTTTGATATTTTTTTTTCCATATGTGAAACATTCTTTTATATGGGTTTTTAATTTATTTGCGCAAATGATTCGGTCATTATCTTTCAATGTTTTTTTATTTAAAAAAGCATTTTTTTGTTTTGACATTGTAATACTAGTTACATTTTCAAAATCAATATTTTTCCATTCCTTTGCACATTGTTTTATTTGAGTTGTGTCTAGTCTTTTATTTAACTCACTAATTGCTTTGCGATATATCTTTAATGTATTCATACGAGAATTAGCATGATTTATATTTATTTTATTTACAAATTTACGCGCAATACACATAGATAACCATCCAAATTTCTTCGAATTTTCTCTTGGCACCCACCTTGCGCATAGAGATTGTTTAATATCATTGGTATATTCTAATGCTAGTTGATGTGCATACATTTCAGAAATAAAATGAACCAGCTCATGATTTTTATCTATTAAACATGCTTCATATACACAATAATTTGCAAAATATTTCAAATCTTTCCAACTACCATATGGATGTTCATCATTTAATTCTACGAAATGTTTTAACATATTTTTAATATTTTCAGGATTAGCCTTTTTTTCAATATAGCACAATTTTACCCATGAACCTAACATCATGTAACTTACATGATATAATCCTTTGCCTTGTATTATATCTCTGGTTTGACCAATTAGCTTATAACTATACTCCAATAATGCATGATTTTTTTCTGGATATTGCAATAATGTATTGACATATGTATAATAATTATCTATATTCTTAGTAGTTAATACCAATTGAAAATATATTTGAACTAACAATTCGTTAGACTCTTTTGACCAATTATACTGAATACATCCATTTTCTCCTTTATTTCTATTTGTAAATTGATCCAGAGCACTTACAATGGAAGCCATAATATATCTATCTTAATCACCTTTAAGTGCTTTTTTTTTTGTATTTCGGCCTTTACCTAAATTTACTTTTTTTGTTTGATTTTTACTAGGCTTATTTTTATTAAATATAATATACAAACTGTTAAAATCATTAAACATTGTTATTGTATCTGAAAATCTTACATTATTTACTGATTTTAGTTTTTGTAAATAAACATAATCACTTGATAATTCTTCAGATTCATCTGTTAAAAAACTATGTATTTGATTAGGTTCAATTGTTACATTATATTTCAAGATAGAAGTTAAAAAATACTTTATTTTTCCCATATGTTTATTGTCATTTATAATATAAATCAATTGGTCTTTATTTAAAACACCATTGGTTATATCTACATTTTCTTGTCTTATTTTTTCTAGTTCACCATTATTTACATAAAAAAAAACAATATTAACATTATTTACCGGTTCTGAATAAAAAATATCATAGTTTTTTTCTAAATTTTTTAAATTTTCTAACCATTCATCTATGTTTTCTTCATCATCGTCATTAAAAATATCATTGTTTTCTACATTTTCATCATTTTGTAATGTGGTTGATTCTTCTGGAGATTGCAATTCCATTATAAATATTTATTATATTTATTATTTTGTCATAAAACGCTTATCTAGTAAATCAAAATCATTATAAGGCTCTCCATCTTCATCTACATAATCTTGTTCATCATCAGAACTTTCACTCGAAGTATCTGATTCATAATCATCTTTTTGAAAATCTGCTTGAATATCAAATTCAAGATATCCATTTCTTTCAAACTCTTCGTCTTTTTGTGCTTCCCATCTATTTACCATTTCTTGAAACTTTTCAGCAATTTCATAATGCGTCTTTTCTTTTTCACCTATATATTCTATTGGATATTCTGGTTCTTTAGATACTATTATCTTGTTTTCAATCGGAGAGTGATTCTTTGATAGTTTAACCCATCCCGGTAAAATTTCTGGTTCTTCAACATGCTCTTCTGGGAGAACTTGGTTTGCGGCGGCCTTAAAATCAAATTTTTTTGATGTTTTATCTTGTTTAGGAATAGTTGAATCTCCCAATGCTGGAAACTCATGAATATTTATTTTATGATTTGATTTCTTTGAAATAGAGGAACGTCGGAGATGCGGAGGCACGTAAGCAGGAGCCATCTTTAGTATTACAATAGGATTTATATTTAAATAATACATTATTTCTATTTCAACTTTTATATAGATGTATAATAATGAATATTAATATATCAAATGCTACTATGAAATATGCACTTACAAATTGTTTAGATATATATGATATAAAATATAGTATACACGGTAATACATTAAAAATTCAGTCTGCTATAAGCAGTTTAAAAAAAAATTCAATTAAAGTATTAGATCAAAATACAGGTGAATTATTTAAAGATATGAATATTATGTTACATTTTTTAAATGAAAAAAATGAAACTATTATTTACTTTTCATTAAATGATATTATTTTAATTAAGAATCATTATTTTTTTATAAATCCAAATAAACTAGTGCCATTTGAATCAAATATAATTACAATTGAATATCCAATCACATTAGACGAATTTGCATCACCTGAATTAAAATTAATAGAAGAGGTTCCATTTAGTATTCCAGTTCAAACATGTTATTATAGTTTAGCAAATGTATTACTTTATTTATTAACTGGTAAGCATTATAATAATTTAGAAGATTTACAATTTATCTATTATTCTCCATTATATTTTTGTATGGAACGGATGTTATTAACAAATCCATATGACAGAAAATTTATATATATTTAATCTATATATGTCTATTGCTACTTTAAAAAAAAAAACAAAAGCCAAATGTTGCACTTTATCAAAAGGGCAAAATGGATTTTCATTAAATGGCACCACAAATACCAATAGTTCTTCTTGGGTTGGAGGAAATGTTATCTCCCGCCGTAAATACTACACTCCCATGAAAGGAACCGCTTATAGAGGCAACGGAAGTGGTTGCTGCACAAAATCTGTTATCAAGGCATGTAATCCATATACAAATAGTAAAACAATCAGAAAATCTACTCCTGGAACAAAAGGCATGCTATCAAATAAATTACGAGAATGTGTATATGGTTCTTATCCTAATTGGATTGTTAAACACAATAATAAACATTTAGATTATGATGTATATTTACAAGTAATTACTGCAACTTATGGAAGCTGTATTGAATCTCAAAATGATGCTGGTATAAAAACATGTGTTAACACTTGTGGTATATATCCATCTACCCTCACAAATAGTTATGTTAAAGATGTTGATATTTCAGACCAAGATATTTATATTAAAACAAATTATTTAAAAAATAATTGCATTACTAAAATCCCAGTTGGAAATCCATATGTTAGTATTGATTCTCTTGGGGCCGTATTATCTGGTCACACCGTATTTGTAGTAAATGGTATATATCAATTTGTATTTTCAGCCGGAGATATTACTAGCATAAATAATGTTTCTATTAATTCTAATGCCACTTCATATGATTTAAAAATGCCTAATAAAAAATCTTTTACAATTGATGGCTCATCTGGCTCTCAAACCTATACCATTATTAATACTGGACAATATATACTCTAATAGTATTTTAGCTTTATTTTTTTTGTAAAAAAAAAAATAAAACCATAGCATATATGAGCACAACTAATTCGGCACTTCGTTTGAAGTATAATTTACCAAAGA